AACCTACCCTTTTTATCTCGTGGTTGCATACCTCTAAACTTTGCCCATTTAGCAAACGTACCCGTTGCGTATTCAAAGCCTTTTAAATTACTACTTTCCTTATACGAAAAAGGACTGTTAGCACTTTGGCTATATGTTTTCTCTACACCCCTAACACCCTGGTCTTGGAACTGGCCATAGTCCTCCATATAAAAACTAACAACAACACCATCGTTCTCTACTTCTAAATTGTATCGTAGGCTTTCATATAGTTTGTTGTCTACGTTGTGTTTGCCTTTAGTTAAGTTTGACCTTGACTGTTGAATAACATACTTACCAAATAGTTCTAATGCTTGTTCTGTTTGTGTAAACTCCATTAGCAAATATTAATATCGTTGTATATAAGTATTTGACAACTTAACTGCCAACCCGCTAACATATTCTCAAACCTATCATAAAAAGGCGTCATAGTAGGGTTACCCTCTAATTGATACATATCTTGATGCAAGTTCCCTTTTCGTAGCGTTTGAACTAACTTATTCAATACTGCTAATTGCGTGTTTAAAATATCTTGTTCGTTGTTATTACCCACAAAGTTATCAATCGTTAAATCTTTTGATTGGTCTACAATATCAGCAGCCAATATAGACATATCAAACCTCAACACATTTTCTTCGTTTGTAACGCTATTAACCATTATATGTCCTAATGGAAATATATCTTGTTTGTTTAGATTAACATTCGATATACTACCGCTTGTAACAGTATTAATACTAACGTCTGATATTAACGCATCTTTAATCGTTTGTGTGATGTTATAAAAACCCCTTGCTGCTTGTTCCATTATTTAAATTTATTCTTTATTTGCTTTGCTTCTAATTCGTTTTTGTCTTTGATAAATGATAACATCATAAAACACTTATGGACATTTAGTTTGGTAATATCTTCAATTCGTCTAATATCTCCTTGAGATAATCCATAGATACTTTGATACCAACCCCATTTTCTTCCAAAGTTTGATGTTCCATCAAGGCTTGTGCTTGTTCCCCCTCCAAAGAGTTCATCATAACTGTCGATAAGTCTATTCCTAAATTCCAAAAAAAAAAGATTGCACCTAATACTGCGTCCATAGGCATATCAATTAAAGCATCTGATGTGTCTATGTTATAATCCTCAATACTGTATTTGTCTTTAAGGCTTACCAGTATAGGACGATATAAAACGTTCATAGCCTTTTCCATTTTATCCCAATCGCCTATAAACGTATCAAGGTCTATATACTCCCCAAAAGACATTTCATCAAGTTGAGGTATAAACCCATACTGGTTACCGTTTAGTTTAAACTTTGATACCAATGCTGGTTTCTGTTCTAATAGATCGTAAATCGTTTTAGTAATATCATTAACGTCTTGTAACTTTAAAAGCATTACTGTTTCCATAGGTACAGAACAGAATATACGTATTATCTGTGCGTTTAGTATCTTATCATTGGTTTCAGTTTCTTGCACCTTTAAAAACGCCTTATATTGCCTTAAAGTGATTTCTGATAGTTTAGATGGTATTGTGATTTTTACTTCCATATTTATTTATGATTTTATTTGTATGTCTATATAACGTTTTGGTTTGTTGATTTTGTACCACAAAAAAACGCCACTAAATTAATAGTGACGCTTCCAAAACAAAAACAAGTAAATTAAGTNTTANAGTCTTTCTGCTATTCTGCAAATGTTTTTTANTATTATTACTACTGCTGGTGCTATTATTAAAGCAACNATAGGNAAGCCTATCTTAACGTGCAGTTCTGTGTTCTTGTGTANTCTTTTTAATCTTTTCATCTTTTTAGTTTTTAAGGTTATTGTTTTTAATTATAGTACAAATATAAAATACTTTATAATACCTCACAAGTCTTTAACAAAATTTTAACTTATATAATACGTTCCTCTATTTGGGTTTTGTAATTGATAAGATACTGCGTAGCGTATAGCGTCTATAATATGATTGAATTTATCTTGTGGTGTTTTTGATTTTCTCTCAAGCCAACTGTAATTGTTCAACTCCTTAATCAAATTGATACTATTNTCCTCAACAATCAAATCATAATCTTGCAATAATGATATACCATAAGTGATAGATCCAGCACCTTTAATAGACGCAACTACATTACAACCTTTTGCTTTTATCTCGTGTATCAATCTTGGTTCAGCACTATCTGCTATTATAAGACCATTTAAAGCGTGTTTAAGGTTGAGTTCTGCTATCTGTGATGTCGTAAGACCTTTTAAGTAAAAACATTCCTTTAAATAGATTATTTTGTTTGTAGTATCGATGTTGGTTTCTACCAATGTATTCTCATCATTTGCAAATCCATAATCTTGCCCAAAGACAGATACCCCTACTTTCTTAAATTGCCCTATCTTCCAATTGCTAAATATAACACCCTCTGCTTTGTCTAACCAACCACCAAGCATTTGATGTTTATACTTCTCTGGTCTACGTGCTTTAATGTTCTCTATCTGTTCTAAAAAACTCTTTGATAGGTTTTCTTTGTTGTCTATGTAAGTAGTGTGTATGTATGTTGTGTTTTCTTTTGTTGTGTTTGTTGATGGACTAACACCCCTATCCTCAAAGAAACGTCTGTATATCCAATGTTCTTTTGTTGTTGGGTTTAGTATTAAGATAACCCTATTCTGCACCTTTTGATTTCTTACGGATAGATCTATCTTATCAAAGATATTCTCATCAACCAATTCNTCNGCTTCGTCCATTACCCACGTNGATATATTAGTAAGTGATTTAAGGTTTGCAGTTTGGTCGCCCGATGAAGATTTAATACCCTTGAAGATAATCGATGAACCACTCAACCTATTTCGTATCTCTGATTTAGTAATATGAAAATGGTCTTGTAATCCTAACGTTTCAATCTTATCTATAAATTCGGGTATAATAGATACATAAGCAGATGTAAGTGTGTATCGTGTAAATAAAATAGTATGTCCCGCTTCATAAGTTAACATCAATAACATTGTGTTTATACTATATGATTTGGAACTACCCCTACCACCCGTTACAATAAAATACCTACTATCGCTTTGTTGTAATGGTTGAAACTTATTATTTAGTTCTATCATTAGCCTTTATAATTTCTAAACATAATTCTCGTGGTATTTTAGATCTATTATAATTTCCCTTTAGTCCTTGTGTACCAGTCCTACTTCCTCTTGGTGCTGATTCGTGATGGCATTCAGTATTCCCATTAAAGCACTCTACTCTTGGTTGCCAACCATTAGGATTAAACATAGGGTTGTATATATTGTTACTCCAAACATCAGTAGGCTTTGCCCTAAAATCTCCATACTTACAATACCAAACAGTTGTTCTTGGCAGTCCATTCACAACCTTTAACTTTCTTAACTTACCTCTTGGGTTTTCTATACACCATTTTAAATTAGGATTTAACTTTTTAAAGTGCTTAATTATTTTTAATGTTGATTTTACATACTCAACACCTTTTAAGGCATTATCTGATTTTGGCGTGTGATCTTTGTTCCAATGTTTGCCAATAGATGCTACCGAAAAATATGTGCAAGGTGGAGATGCCCAAATGAAATTTGGAACAAACGGAACTTTGTCTACATCAAAAGTGTTGATATCAGAAACATAATCAATCTTATCAAAATCATTAATGTCTGATGAAAACACATTATGCCCTAATTCATCACAAACATTTCCAATGCTTCGACTACCAGCGAACAATTCTAATACATTCATTATTTAAATTTAATGATGTCTTTGAAGTCAAGGTTAAAACCACCAGAAGTGATATCAACGCTTTCTTTAGGCTTACCATACCGATAGTTAAAGTATAATGTCATAGCACGACCATCTCCTTTTAGCACTTGCCTACCTAACGTTTTAATTACCTCATCATTATCAATAAGGTTATCTAACTTCTCTATTAGTTTTAACTCGTCTGCTTTCTTTGGTCTACCAGCACCCTCTCTTTTTCCTCCGTTGTTTTTTCTTTTATCCATATTGATACTAAATTGTTTATTCAAATATATAACGTTTATTTTTAACTATTTTATAATCCGCAATATCCACTATCACAATCGTTAAAATCTTCATCAAATAATTCTATTTGCATATTGTGCGATATTATTTGGTCATAAGTCATATTTTCTTTCCACGTTGCTTTGTTTGTTGAATTTCTTTCTTTACTTGCAAACCATTCCATCTTGTTTGGGTGCAACCTACTCATCTTATTTAATAGTATTTCGTTTCTATGAAAACAACCAACGCAGTTATTCATAAAAGCAAATCGCACATTTTTACCTTTCCAAAAAACCTCGACTTCATCTTTGTATATGTTATCTTTAATCAAAGGAAATTCTGGCACTCGCCATTCCATATTTTGCCATTTATTTCTTCCGTTATCTGTCTTTCCTACTACAAACTTATCCTCTTGGAAACCATTTTTAT